GAGCTCCTCACTTGTGTGAATCCTGGCCCCACCGCCCGGCGCAGATGGGGCCTATTCCCCGCTCTACCGAGACTGGGTCTGTGAGCAGGCGGCTACAGATCGAGCATTGACCTGTCAGCCGTCCGTGCTTGCGAGCTTGCCCTACCGGATCCTCGTCGATCGCCAGCAGCTCCTCGGCTGTCTCTCTGGCGGCGTAGCCTGTCGGGTGGAAAATGCCATCCGCTGTGATCTTGCCCTGGTACTCCCCGTTCCTCTCCACGTAGAGGGATCCGGGGTTCAAGTTGCCATGTGTCGGAGATGCCTTGACTCGCAGCGCACCGATCGTGATTCGTGGCCGCTTGAGATCTACACCCACCCGCTCGAACGCCGCGATAAGACCCGGTACCGTGATGGCCTTTGGCAGGGCTGGGATGCTCCCTGCCAGCTCTTGAAGCGTGACCACTGGTGTTGGCGCTTCCGGGGCCCTGGGGGTCGCTACGGTGTCGAGGCTGGCGTCGAGCACTCCCTGCTTCGAGACGACCAGTTCGACTTGACGGGCGTCGATGCTCTCGTCCACGACTAGATGCTGCACTAGGACCGAATCGTGTTGGCCGATGCGGTGGCACCTGTCCTCGGCTTGCGACAGGTTGCCCGGCACCCAGTCGAGTTCCGCGAAGAGGACGTGAGAGGCGTGGGTCAGCGTAATGCCCACGCCGGCCGCACCGAGGGACCCGATGAAGTACTGCACGTCGCCGCGTTGAAAGCTCTCCACGGCCGCCTGACGCTCTTCGCTTGTGTTGTCGCCCGTCAGGGTCACGCAGTCGAGTTCGGCTGCTAGGGCGGCGATCACGTCCTTGTGGTGGGCGAAGATCACGACCGGATGGTCGATGCCCTTCAGGTGGTCGAGGATCGCGGGGACTTTCGCGAGCGCCAGCAGGTGCCGGACTCTGGAGAGTTCCTCGAACCTGACCTCGGGTGACGTGGTCTCTAGAGCTGCCTCGGCGAGCGCCTCCAGCCGTAGTTCCTCCTGGTAGTCTGCGCCGTCGAGTACGATGACCTGACGCTGCTTCGGGGGCAGCTCGTCCAGCACGTCGGCCTTGAGGCGCCGAACGAGGATGGAGCTGCGGAGCTGCTCCTGAAGCTCGGGTAGGTTCGATGCGCCACTGAAGTCCCAGCCCCAGCGTGAGCGGGTGGCCGCGCAGTACTTCTTCGCGAACCCGAAAAAGCTGCCGAATTTCTCCGGTGCGAGGTAGCCAGCCAGCGGCTGGAGTTCGATCGGCCTGTTCGGGATCGGCGTGCCCGTGAGCAGCAGCTTTCGGTCGGCCTGGATCGCGAGCGCGGCCCGGGTCCGCTGCGCCTTCGGATTCTTGCAGTAATGAGCTTCATCAATGATGACGAGCCCCCACTGGCGTACGTGCAGATCGGCAGCGTGCTTCGTGAGCACGTCGTAGTTGATGATCACGACATCGGGATCGCTCGGGAACGGGTGCCCGCCGCCGTTCACGATGTCGATGCGACGGGCGTCGGTCAGCCACCGCTGAAGCTCGTTCCTCCAGTTGAGCTTGAGCGATGCGGGGCAGACGATGAGCACCGTCTCGGGGCGCGTCGCGTTCAGAACGCCGATGGCCTGAATGGTCTTCCCCAAGCCCATTTCATCACCGAAGAGGGTCGCCTCACGGCCGAGCGCGTAGGAGATGCCGGCCTTTTGGAACGGGAGGTAGGAAAGCCCGTCAGGCACCGGGATGTCGATCTCGGCGTCGGTGGCGCGGGACGCCTGGACGGTAGCCTCGACCTCGGCCGGGTCCGGACGCGTCCACTGGGAGACTTGCCACGCGCCCTCAAACTTGGAGACGGAAAAGCCGGCGGCCTTCACGGCGGCCTTGCGGGCCCGCCATACTTCCCAGAACTCGGGGGTGGGTGGAGCCGAGCGCACCGTGCGCCCGTCAGCCAGCTCCCGTGTGATTCCCCACGTCAGTTGGATATTCAGTTTAGACCTCCTTGTTGCGAACCTTCCTCCACCCATTCTCCATGTTCGTACCTGTAAGACTTATTATTACGGGCCAAGAGATCTGTGTCGGGCGCAAACCTTTGCCAGCATGAAGTGCATGTATGCTTCTCGATGAGATCCTCGCTACTGCACTTTGGGCAGATCTTGAAAAAGCGCGAACCATCGGCCCGAAAGGGTGGGGCCACTTGCTCGGCCTTACAGTCTAGACACAGGTATCTTACGCTTCTCATATCCTTTCTCCTCGGTTGAGGGTGTCGCGGACGATGCGGGCGGTCTGCAATGTCTGGCGCTTCGTCTGACCGTAGACGTGGGCGATAAGGACACCGTTCCTCTGGACCCCGACCCGGTATTCGGCCGGGATTCGATCGTGAGGCGTATCGAGTCCGAGGAGGTGTACGAGTGAGTTGCGCTGAATGGTGACCGTCTCAGGCCCCTTCCCGGTTGAGGGTGTCGACACTCCGTAGGGCGTCGTTAACGGCTTGAACGGCTGCGTCGCCGGAAGCAACGTGTGCCCTCTTAAGCGCATCTTCGCGATCCTCCGCCCTCTTGAGAGCATAGAGAGCCGTACCGATGGCGTTACCGGCGCGATAGAGAGACACTCGGACACCGTGGACTTGAGTGCTGTCCCGGGCGCGCTCAATTTGGCGCGCGATCTCGTGAAGCTGTTTCTTAATCATGTGACGTTCTCGGTTGAAGTGTACGCGCTGAATGGTGACCGTCTCAGGCCCCTTCCCGGTTGAGGGTGTCGACACTGCGTAGGGACTCATCATTCCATTCAATTTTGTTGCCGCGACTCACGATCTCAAAAGCACGGTCAACGATCTCTACCCAAGGTGTCTCCGCGTCAACAACGAAGCTGACTTTGCGCGACCGCTCTGCTCCGGTGTGGGGATCGTTTCCTTCGATGCGTCCGGTGATTCGCTCTTTCATCTCGGGGCTCCTGCTTGAGTGGATGTAGTGTTGCATATGCATGTATAATAGCGACGGGAGCCAGTAAACACAAGGGGTACGCCTTTTCTTGGGTGTGGGGGAAGCCCCGTCATGGCCCTACTGTAGCGCCATGCCACATGCATTGGCACTAGCGACGGTGGGTGCCACGTCCTATCTTGTGTCGTCCCCCGAACGCAAAGGCAGCAATACGGAGATGCACATGACTGACCGCAAGCACGTCGATGATCCCGCTATACCATTGCTCAAGGCCCACATCGAGCGAATGTGCGGCCCAGGCGGCTACCCGTCTCAGCGGGCATACGCCGAACGGTTCCTCTTCCGCTCCCCGAGCACTCTTTATCGGTGGCTTTCAGGCACGTCGCCCATACCGCTGCTGGTACGGCGCGCGATAGCACCTATCTACCTCGAGGCAGAGCTGGCTCCCCCGCCGGGAGACGATGCATGATAGAAATGAGCGAAAAGATCAGCGCCCTTAGCAAGGCGCTTGTCGGTGCCCAGGCCGATGTAGGCAAGGCACTAAAAAACCAAGAGAACGCGCATTTCAAGTCGAAGTACGCAGACTTGGCCGCCGTGTTGGAGGTGGCGAAGCCAGCCCTCGCGAAACATGGCTTGGCTCTCACCCAGTTCCCGGGCGAGGGGGAGGGGACGGTCACCATGAGCACCTTGCTGCTGCATGAATCTGGCGAATGGATTCTGCTGCCCCCGGCATCGATCCCTCTCCAGGCGAACACGGCACATGGATACGGGTCAGCGATTTCATACTTGCGGAGGTACACCACGCAAGCCGCGCTTGGAATTTCAATAGGTCTGTTGGACGATGATGACGGGAACGAGGCGACGGCACAGGCACCGAAGGCGAGGAAGAAGGCAAAGTCGCCTCAGCCGGGGAAGGCGGCCTTCGATCCGAAGGAAGTCGAAAGGTTCGCGGAGGCAAAAACAAATCAGGGTTATGCGGATTTAGGGCGAGCGCTGGGCACGTTGGAAGCGATGATTTCTGCCGCCGAAAGTGACGGCACGAAAGTCGAGGCCCGTCACGTTCAGCTTGCTCGAGAGGTTCTAGCACAGCAGGGAGGAGGGATACCGGGAGGGAATCCTCTCGATCGCGTCATCGCCGCGACGACGTATCTCTCTGATGCTCTTCGGAGGAGTTGACATGTCGCCAAAATTTCCCATCGACGAGCACGACCTTTTCTCTTCCGGAGATCCCGGCGATCAAAATGATTTCCCGTCATCCGCAACGGTGGATGATCCGAACCAAGCAGATCTTTTTGCTTCGCCACCACCCCCCGTAGGGCCAACGGAGACAATCAATGCCAGCATCCGACCATGAGTTTTGTCCGGGTGAAAGCCTCAGAATATTCCCTCCGAACGAGAAGGCGGCGTCGTTTATCCTCCTGACCCTACTCGTAAATCCCACCGAGATGATCGAGTGGTTAAGTAAAAAAGATGAACTTGGCGACGAACATGTACGACTCGATGTGCGAGTGAAGGACCCCGCACGATCCTTCGCATGGCCGACATGGACCGAGTTGCACAAGCCATATATCACTGTGAACAATTGGAAGCCGAAGCCCCGAGTTCAAGAGGGAGAGGGCAATGAAAAGCCCTTCTAACAGCGATGGTCTAAGCGGTCTCCAAATGGACATGGATGCGTTGCTCAATTCTTGCATCCTGCATCTCGACGGCACGGCGAAGGAGGTCGCCAGACTTCGCGGACGCCTTGCCTCCCTGCCGTGGGATATTCTGGATGAGCGCGGCAAGGGGTCGCTTGCCGCAGCCCGCGAACACCTGCTTGGATGCGAGGGCAAATTAGACCACGCCAAAAAGCAAATTGCGTTGCAAGTAAAAAGCGTGAAGGGTGGTTAGTCGAAACAGTCCCGAAGCAAAAGTATCAGCAGAGATTCGCGGCTTCCTGTCGATGATGAACATGGCGGCGTACTCTCTCGAGCAAGGCTGGCGTGAGTCACCTGGGGGCACCCGGCAGACACCGGGACTTGCTGATATCTGTGTCTTCGGGCCGGATCGCTACCCGTTCTTCGGCTGGGTAGAGGTGAAGGCCGGCAAGGGGAAGTTGCGTCCGAGCCAGCAGCTCTTTCAAGAGGAGTGCCGGAAAGCGAACGTGCCGCACTGCGTAGCGCGTTCGGTAACCGATGTCTTCGATTGGCTGGTCGAGCATGGGGTGCTCGAGGCTCAATGAATACCCCGGGCTTCATCCTGCTCAGTCGGGACATTCTCGACAAGCCCTCGCTCTGGGACTCGCCGGATGTACTCAAGCTGTGGCTATACATTCTTCTGCGCTGCAACTTCGGGGAGAAGTCCTACACCTACTCAGGCGTGGAAGTAAGGCGCGGTCAGTTCCTGCGTAGCTTACGGTCGATCGCCACCGACTGCTCCTACACGGTCAGGTCCAAGCGTGTCGAGTGGAGCCCAACCAAGATCCAGCGGATGCTCGGCGTCTTGGTGCGTGATGGCCGGATTAAAATTATTCCGCACGACACTCCCAACGTCGGCACGCTTATCGAGGTGCTCAACTGGGACCACCGCCAGAGCATCGGGAGCTTCCGGAAGGAAAGTAAGCCAGAGGCACCCAAGCCTTCTGAGACACCTGTGCAGCAGAAGGGACCGGATCATAGCAAGGAACTTTGGGATGTGTGGCTCAGTGAGTTGAGCCTCCGAGGACCACATCCGACGCTGACTCCGAAGCGAGCCCAAGTCCTGAACGCACTCTATGCCGAGCATCTGGCCAAGAACGGTAGCGACCCACTACGCGCCTTCCGAGACATTTGTCGCACCTTGAAAGCGAGCGAGTTCCACGCAAAGAAACGCCAGTTCTGTTATCCGGAGAGCTTTCTCAAATCACCTGAGCGTCGAGAATCATGGTATCTACGAAGCCTCGAAAAGCAGTCCACTCAAGGCGGGGGCGTGTCCCTCCAATGGAGCGTAAATGACTGACCGACATCTAGCCATGAATGCGCTGTACTCAGACAGAGAATCCGACAAGCATTGTGGGGAGCTAATCGCCAATCAGGATGCCGAGGAATATTTCGCAGTGCCCTCCGCGTCCAATACCATGTTGGGACATCTCAAAAAAAGTCCCGCGCACCTACAGTGGGCGTTAGCCCATCCGCCGAAATCAACGCCGGCCATGACCATTGGCTCCGCTTTCCATGCGTGCGTCCTCGAGGGTCCGACGTTTGTCGATAGGTGGGGTCGGGGCTCAAAACTCAGTGCCCGCACCAAAGATGGCAAGGCCGCCAAAATAGAACTCGAGGAGCGGTACGGTGCCGACAAAATTCTGAAGGCAGCCGACTACGTTT